AGATGATGTAAATACTTGACCTGTTGATGACCAAGAAGTACCATTAAAAGAACTTATCTGTCTAGTCTGAAACACTGCTGAAAATCTAATATCTAAAGATGATAAACCTACAGATGCTCCAGCAGTAATTCCATACCTAAAAGTGTGGTCATCTGTTGTTACATGGCAACTTAACACTTTTGTGGTTGCAGGGTAGCCTAGCCGTACTACCTGACTGTTTGGGGTGCTTATACTATTAAAAAATACGGGGTCGTGATCTGCGTCATCTACAAAACTCCAAGTTACATTACCGCCACCGTCAACTGTAGGTCTTATTATTGCGGTACCCATCCTCACATTTTGCCCATAAGAATCTGGGAATATGTTTGAAGTAGGTGGTTGTGTGAAATTAACATTCCAAGTAATACCATCACTAGTGTAGTTTACTTCTGTGCCACCTGCAAACTGTATTGTTGCTGTTGCGCCTTCTAAAGGTGTTGGTTGTGTCCACCCTGCTAATGGTAATGATGGATTGTAATTACTTACACTAGTATTAAAAAAATGGAATCTATCTGGTGTATCTGCAGTAATATACTCACTACCATCCCAAACATACACAATACCTGTCTCTCTATCTACATAAAGTCTGGATACTAACCCTGTTTCTGGAAAGTCATCTCTGCTGTCATAGAATCTAGTCTTGTCACAACACTTGTCTGTTATTATATATCCTTTAGGTATTACTGTCATTTTGTTTTTGTTTATTTATTAATTCTCCGCCCGATCTATGGTACGTGCACTAAATTAAATGTTGGGGAGTTACTAATTCGAGATGGAATATCTTCGTAAGTAATTGTATCTACTGCCGTGATCTTGTATCTAAATTTATTCTTTAGTTTACCAAAGCCGTAGTCATAATAATTTGTAACTATACTATCTATTTTTTCTAGAGTGATGAAGTTGTTTATGTCGGTGTAGTAATTTGTTCCGCCAGGGTAGAGTACATAGTAATCTGGTCCTTGTTTAACATAGTACTGATCTTTGTGCATAGTACCATCATTGAATGTAATTACAACTGTATAAGTACCATGCATTACGCCAGATATAGAAACATTGGCTCCACTTCTTTTGAATATGGTATTGTCTATACTGTCTTTATTAAATGCAAGTTGTGTAAGTACGTAGTCGTCTTCACCTGCTTGTAAGTAGTTAGTTGTTGTAAAACTGTTTCTATTAAGTATTGGTAATTTACCGCCGCTTCTTGTACCTACAGTCGGAATATATCCTTTTAACTCTACAATTTTAAAGTTATCATTTTTGTCAATTATAGCTTCTGTTGTTTCGCCGCCGAAATCTTCTTTCTCACAAGCTATTACTCCTAAGAATAGTATTGCTAATAGTATATATAATTTTTTCATTTTATGAAAGTTGTGTTAAAACTAATGTTAATCTTATATTAAGATCTGTTGTTATAGCTGCTACTCTTAAATCAAATGTTTGTCCTAATGGTATATCTGTTATAAAAGTTTTGCTAAAAGGTTTAAGACTACCTACATTTGCTTCAAATTTCATTCCTGATACAGAGCTAATTATAGATGATCCATTTACATAACCAGATATTAACATATTATTAATATCTTCTAAATCAGTATTTACATATCCTTAATATGTTACTAAACATTTAGTAGTTTTTATAGCAGCTACAAATCCATTATTAATTAAATCTGTTGTAAGTAATCCATTACTATTATTTAATACAACACCTCCTACACCATCTAAATCAAATTTTGTATAACCAGCATCTCCAATTATAGTTTGATTGAGATTTCTAAATTCTACATTAGCTACAGAATTAAAATTATTAACAGTTACTCCAAATTTACTTTGTGTTTTACTCATATTTAAGATATCTGATGTAATACTAATGTAGTATTTGATAAGGTTACGTCGTCTGTAGAAGACACTGCTCTTAAATCTATAGTCTGTCCAACAGGAACTGACATTATCCATGATTTAGAAAAGGGTAAGTATTCTCCATTCGACCCCTTGATAGTTTGTACAAGCTGTGGTACTGATACTCCGTTTAGGAATACAGATATAGTAATTGATTGATCTCCCGCCGCAAATTGTAACCACCCGCTATAATCTATTTTCCATATTAAAGCTTGTGATGCTGCTGCAAAGCTGTCCGTAACTGCACTTGCTGATAAATAACCACTACTAGATGATGCAGTAGTAAAATTGACTTTTATTTCTGGATCTCCGCCAATTATAATATCAGATGATGTATATGCTGTTGCGTATGGTGTTGTTGCTAGTATTATATTTTCAAAACCACTTTCATTACTCCAGTATATACAATCACCATTTGTTAGGACAACTCTGACCATTGTATCGTCTCCACCAATTGTATAAGTCAATCCTCCTGTTTGAGCATCTACCCATGTTGGTGCTGGATTAGGAACATTTCCTACTCCATATATATCTGCTGTTTGCCATTTCCACGTATCCCATAAAGGATGCACATTTGTTATCCCAGATACATGTAATACTGCTTCTATACCTACGTCTGTGTCAAATGGTGGTATGTAAAAATTTATTGGTAAACATTGTTCTGGGTTATCTATTGTTACCCCAAATCTACTTTGTGTCTTACTCATATTATGCGCAGCTTCTTTGTACGTTAATGTAATGTGTTCCTGATGGTGCTGTTAATAGTATATCGTATGTTAGTGTTGTGCCTACTAGAGTTACGTTATCATAAACATCTTCACTGTATCCATTTAGTGTATAAGAAGCTGCGCACCCGCCCGCACAAGGCATTCCAAATAATGTTGTTACATCTAATGTATTGCCCGTACTTCCTGGTGTACCACTAGCATATTGTGGAGTTGGTCCCCCATCAAGGTATGCTGCTGTGATTACATAGGGATCTATTGCTGTTCCTGTTCCTGTAAGTCCCATGTTTATACTACAGCTATCTAGTACTTCTATGTCTGTAGAAGGTATTACTGTTAGTGCTTCTTCTACCGTTTCCGCACTTAGATAAGGTGCGTTATCTAGTACATTTAATGTAAGTAAATTTCCCGCCGCCTGACTAATCTTATAAACACAACCACAAGCATTTCTTTCCCATCTTGTGTTTGCTGCATCATACACCCAAATTGACGTACTTTCTGGGTGTTGTATGTAAACAGTATCGCCGTCTTGTGGCTCATAGTCTTCTGGCAATCCATCCGTCACGTCTGTTGGGAGAGTAGCTGCACATTCACATTCTCCTAAGTCGGCCACACAAGCATCTTCTGTACAAGAGAAAAACGTTCGTGTATCTACTGCTTCGTCGCATTGTACTGGTATACCACTAGTTAAATCACCGTCTGCATTTCTTATTGTATTCCAACAATAGTCTGATAATACAAGTGCTGGGTATTGTGCTGTAAGGGTACTTATGTCTGCCACACTTAAGTCTGCGTATTGTACCACCGCTATGTAATGATTAAATGGAGTTATGTCTGTTACAACTGCTGGAATAGTTACTGTTGCTGGCCCACTTATTTCAACCCCGTCACACCAAATACTATATTGGAACGTAATGGCAACCGTAATATCTGTAGGTAAGAATTGGTAAACACCTGTAGCATCATTCCATACATAAACTGTACTGTTAGTTATACTAGGTACGTTTAATCTAAATTCTGTTTCGCCGTAGTTACATAAGGTATCGTTTATACTTACATCACCGCAAAAACAAGAGTTAGGATCTGATACCGCCCCCGCTGTTGCGCTTGTAACTACACTAGTAACTGTTTGTACTAATGTGTTGTTTAATGCGTTAGGGTCCACACCATCGCCACTAATTACGCTCGTAAGTGTAAAAGGTGCTAGTCCTATGTCCGCCACAGACGTAACTATCTTAAGCCACTTTCTGTTTGCTACCCCTGGCAATAAATTACCAATAGTCCATATACCCGTCATTGGATTATATGAACCTACTTCTGCTTGGTATGTTACTAATGTAAGTCCGTTGGTTGGGGCAGGCGTAACACTAACTTGTACGTTAGTCGCTGTTACTGCACTGTTGTTTGTTGCAGGTACCCACCACGTTGTTTGGTTTCCGTTTAGTGCTACGTTAGCAGGGCTTGGACTTGTATAATTTGGCATTGTATGTTTTTCTTTTTAGTTTAATAAGAACCCGCTGGTATTTTCTTCCCCGCTTGGACTAGGTTTTTGGCCGCTTAAGTCTATTGTAATGTCTTCACATAACCCTGAGCAATCATTACATCTTTCTCCGTCTGCACAAGGTACGCCTTCGCAAATATCTTTAAGATAAATACTTACACTACCGAAGTCTGAAGTAACATCACAAGTACCTTCGTCACAAGCTGCAAAGAAGTCAATCGAAACTTTTGAGTTGGCTCCGCCAGTACCATCAGGTCTGATAGTTATTCCAGTCTTGTCTATTGACACTACTGTTGCATACTGTATCGAAGCTTCGTTAAGTATTTTAAATACGGGTGTTGTACATGGGAAACAAAAACAATCGAATGGTATCTTTAGTGTACTCCCTGTATCACAAGGCGCGATACTGTTTGCACAACCAACTAGAATGTGTCCTAGTTGTAAACAATCACCACACCCGCTAGATGTGGGTGTACCGCAATTGTTATTCAAAGAAACGCTGTTTCCGAAACAATTACAGCAAGAAGTAATATTGGCCATCGTGTTTTTTATTTTAGTCTACCTGCAGGTGCAAGTACATGAATGTTTGTCTAACTCTTTAGAAGCTACTTTGAATAGCTCTTGGGCATTTATCTCATTACCCATTTCTGCATCTATTTCGATTAGGTCTATTAAATTACTTAGTTTAGTAATCTCCGCCCAATCTTCTGATTTACTTATAAAATTGTTTAGCTTGCATCTTAATGTGCAAACAACTGCTTTAGTACGACTATATTTGTACCCGCAGCTTTCTGTCTTAAAACAGTAAATACCATCCGCCAAACACTCACTTCCGCTTAAGTCTGTTGATAGTATTTTCGTAGTACTATTAGGGATAATAGTTATGTCTACATTATTCTTAGATGGTAAGGTAACAGTTACGGTTTGCTTTGAAGGTATACCGTAGCTGTCACCATCGTCCATCCAGTTAGTTAAATCCGTGATTACTAGTGCTTTACAATCGTAAGTATTAATTACAACATCAAAAGCTTGATCTTCGCGCTTTATGCAAGCACAACTGTCTTTAGTAACCATTAGTTAAAGGGTTTTATTTATTAAGCTGGTACTGTAATTATACAAGTAGCTGTGTAAGCACCGTCCGTAGATGTAAATGTTATTGTCGCCGAACCTGTAGCTACTGCTGTAACAAGTCCGCCTACACTTACTGTTGCTACTAAAGCATTTGATGTAGTCCAAGTACCTGTTTGTACTGCTCCTGCTGGAAGTACTGTAGCTGTAAGTTGTCTTGTTGCTAATGCAGCCAAAGGAGTTGCTGGTAAACAACCTGATATAGATACACTCGTTGCACTTACTACTGTGTTTGTACAGAAAGCGTTTATTGCTGCAAGTACGTCTGCTATAGGTTCTACAACTATTGATCCATCTACTATATACAAACCATATCTTTCATCTCTGTCGCCGCTGATAGTATTAAAGCTATCAAGTACTATGTATCCTTTTATTGGGTTTATACCGTTTCCACACTCTGTTGCTTGTGCTAGTGCTAGGTTTAATTCTCCTACCCCCAGCCCTGGTTTGGTTTTCTTAAGTATGGAAGAATTATTATCAAATTTTAAGTTCTTCATTTTTTATTTATTTTTATAAAACAAGGGCGGGTGGTTAGTCCGCCCCTGACAAGGGAAATGGGGTAAGGAAGTAAGGAACCCCTTCGGGCTCCGTCTCTTATGAACAAATCGCAGTTACTAAAGTATTGCAAGTCACTGGTTTAAGTGATACAATCTTAGCGAAAAATGCGTTCATTGCAGTTTTTGTAGTCGAGTCGTTTTGTGGTACCCAAATGTTTCCTTCTAACCAGATATCTACTGGTGTGTTGGTTGGACCTCTTTCTGCTGTTGCGTGTGCTTCCAATTGGTAGCCGCAATATGCTTTATGGCAATCCGCTGTCATAGATTTTCTAGCGCGGCTTCTTTTCTCTGGAAGTCCTTGCCATCCTGCAGTTGCATTACCTATTTCGTATTGGAATCCTTCAAATCCTATTGCGTCAATATTTTGCGCGTATTCTAGGTATTTAACTTGGTTACCATAGCCTGATGCTATTTGACCTTCCAATAATGTTGCTTTCTTACTATACAATGGTAGGTTATCATTTCCGCTGCCACTAATAAAGTCTACTTCAATCCATCTGCTATCAAATCTAGCTGGTCTAGGTACTTCAAAGCAATCACAATCTTCTAAGTCTGGTTTAACAAAGAATCCAATTCCACAGGTTGGTGTAGTTATTGTATCTGTACTTCCACATTGTTGACAAGTACCTGTAGTTACGAAATCTGGGAATTGCTCAATTGCGTCACCACAATCTGTTAGGCCCGTAATTTCAAACGTAGGATCACATGTACTTACAAACAATTGTAGTGGGCAACAATCTCCTTTACCTTTAGAAAGGAATGCCCTACCGCCGTGTCTACCAATTGTTTCATCAAACTTAGTATTTATAATATCCACCGCTCTTTCAAGTTGTGATACTAGTGTCTGTAAGTTATCTGCTGGGTTAAGTACGCCCGTACCGAAGTTGTAAGTTGTATCATCAATTACATATGTAGATAATGCGTCTATTGAATTACAGTTTACACAACCGTCGCCAACTTCTGGTGCTATACAATAGCTCTTCCAAGTACTATGTAATTTGAATGCTAAGTATGGTCTTTCTAATTCGCCGTCAATATAGTGCGGGTATGGTGTACCATTAATAGACAAATCTGTGTCACCATTGAGTGCGTCTACTAATCCACAAACTACTTCATCGCAAGTTACTGTTTTGTCACAGTTATCGCAAGACTTACATTGTGGTGTGTATGACTCAACAAATTCTTGGTATGCTTTTAACGGATTGTCTGAGAACGAGCTTGACTGATTGTCGTAGACTCTTACTCTAACTGTTGTAGTATCGCAGCTAACGCATTCAGGATACAATGCCTTAATCCAAGGTGTAGCGCATTGTGGTGCTACTGTATCTAATCCGTCTACTGTACAGCCTTGTAATTGACCAGGTGTAAGCAATCGGATCGCAGTTACAACACCATCGTTCTTCTCACTATAACCTACGCCAATATTAAGGTCGCCAAGTTGTGCTAGTGTTAAGTTTGCTGGCGCAATTGCATTTGGTGGTGTAATACAGTTTACGTCTCCGCTCCACATTACTAATTGTCCTGGAGCTACATTATAATCTTTGTAGAATTTCTTGCCGCTCTTTCTAAGTGTAAATACGGGCGTACCATTAGCAACAAAGCCAAAGTTACCTGAAGTTACTAAATGTCGGTGTTGGTCGCTTCTACCGTTTCTTTTTGCCATTTTAGTTTAAGTTTTAATTTTAGTTTATTTTGTCGGTGACTGACATTTGTTGGATTCTAAGTGCTACGCTCTCTTTATCGCTAATATCTGTCTTAATAAGTAGGCTGGCTACGTCTGTTATTTTTCTGCTTATGTATACGTTGTCTAGGTCGAAATTGACATCCTTTGTTATTAGTTTGTCGTCGTAGGACATGTATTGATAATCATTACATTCTACTAGTGAAGGTGCTTCTATATAATTTATTCTTCTGTAGTAGTCTATTATTACCTTTTCTATAGTCATCCCCCCGTCGGTGTAGATGTATAATCCGTCCCCGCCTTCGTCTGCTATTAGTTGTTCCCAACCAAAGTTTGCTTTTCTATAAGGGTTTCTACGTGCTTCGTGAAGATCATCTGATTGTACTATTCTAGGTATTATTCTCTTAGTATCTTCACAGGTGTCGCATTTTGCGACCACAACATGGTTTAGTCTCTTATATAGGTTGTCTGGGTAATAAGCAAAGTAGTGGTCGTCTCTTAGTTCAAATTTTAGTTCTGCGTTTTTAATCTCTAGCTTTCTAAGATTTTCCCGCGCGGTTGAATTAAGGTCTGTAACTTTTACATTGTTCTCTACAACTATCTCATAAGCATCATTAATCGCCGACACTACATCTAGTACACTAAAGCTTTGTTTGGCTCCTGTGTTTATACCGTTTGTTTTTCTAATTGTGTCGTAAACTAATTTACGTGCGCTTATAGCCATTATCCGTTTATAAGTTTGTCTTTTTCTTCTATTAGTTTCTCCATTCTTCTGTAGTAACTAATGTTAGCATCATCCTTAAAGAATTCTACTAGTTGTTTATCTGTTCTTACTAATCCTTCGTTTAGTTTCTCTTGTTGGAAAGTATAACCTTCACTTGTGTTTCTTCTGATGATCTGCATTCTACTCGCCGCCATTACCTTGCTGTAAACTTCTAGGTCTTCGTTGTTAAGGTTGGCTAAGTATATGAAATACTTTCTGGCAGTCGTACCGTATCTTGTGACATGTGTATCATTAGTTACAAACTCATCTCTTACTAGGGCTGCTAGTGCTTGTTGGTCGTTATAACTTTCGTTGAAAGATGGCGGATCTGCAATTGCTATTAACCTCTTAAGCTTGTCGAAGTTTTGTTTTAAGCTAATGAATAGCTCCCATGCTTCTGCTTCTTCGTCTATGACCTTAGCTTTCTTAACTTGCTCGTCTTGTGGGGATGATATTTCTAATTTCCCGCGGCTCGTTTCAAATACTGATTGTTTGTCTTCTCTACTATGGTCTACAATATCTTCTCGGCCCTTCATTACTCCCATATAAAATTCTTGTATTGGAGTGGCATTTGTAAGCACCTTTGTACTTTCTTCTATGTACTCTGACATCCATAATGTCTTATGTGCGAAGAATGGGTCTCTAGGGTTTTTTAAGCTGTTTTCATTAGGTAATATAATATTACCGTCTTTGTCTGAAAGTTGTAGCTTTTCAGCTATTGGTAATAATGCTTTTAACCCACCAAAAAAACTCCATTGGCCTTTTAACCTATCCCAGTGTGGCGTAAGGTTTTGCTTTGTTCCTATTACTGATTGTGTGTCTGTTGAAAAACTCTCCATTGGCTCACCTTCAGATTCATAGTCTTTTGACTTCTGCCAATAAATGTCTTTACTCGTTCTGAGATTACTTAGGTCAGAGACCCTCTTTACTATTAAACTTTCCATTTTCCTTGTTTTGTTTTATCTTGGCTTGTTACAATTGCAACCGCCGCCTTTACTTGTTTTCATAATATATTTTTTAAAGTACCCCGCAGCTTGAAGTAAATCAGGGGCTGCGGGGAATAAGTTTTAAATTATTTTAACATTTTCTTAAAAGTAACCTGCTAACATCCTAAATTGACGGCCTGAACAGCAACATTTTTGACACATCAAACACACTTAACCCAAATGTGCGTGACCTTCTTACCTTGTAAGTGTAGTCTAACTCGGGGTGAATAACCGTTTTGAAGTGTGGATTCTTAAGACCCGCCGCTCCCCAAGGAGTCCAGTAACCTGGCATAACGATGTCACCATCTCTTTGGCTATTCTTAAGTAACTGTACGTTTGATTGGCCCATACCCCAGTCCATAGCAATAAACTCGTGTGATCTTACTGTGTAGATTGACCCTGGCATCTGAGCTGCATCATACAATGTGTCATCTAACATTGGCCAGTGGCCTACTGTTACACTACCAAATGGTTGAATTTCATACTTAGTAAATTGGAATCCTCCAAGCGCAAAACCTCTTTTCTTCATGTCGTGAGCCTTAGAAGAGTCAAGTACGAAGTTATGTTCTACATTTACTGGAAGTGCACCAAATTTCTCTAGTAACCAGTTGTGGAATAATTTCAATCCCGCCTCACCAGTCATCAATACTAAGTTTCTGTTTTGTACAGGAACTCTGTCATACCAGTATACTTGGATAAGGTCTATAATCATATCCACTGAATTCACAAATGGATTGTATTTGATTATATTTGATTCCGCCAAATATGCATAAAGACCTGGAGAAGTTGTGATGTTCTTTCTGTTGATCGGATCAACGCCGTGGTTAGTCATCTCTCCGTGGATAAGAATACGCTCCATCTCTTTATCAAAAGCTGCATCAAACTCTATTGCAAGTCTGTTTGTAATTTTTTCCTCAATTCTAGAGTCGTCGTACTTACATCCAACTTTCAATGAACCTTCTTTCAAGTGTGTCTCCATATCTACAGAGTACTCCTTAGTCATTGTATGTAAAGGCACTTCATACTCAATGTATGCAAAACCTGTGTCAAATGAAAATCCACCCGCTTGTCCCGATAATGGCCCGTGGTAAGCTGATGCTTGACCTGCTCTACACCAGAATTTACCAATCAAGTACTCTTTAGGTAAGAATGTTTCTGGGTTAGCTAGTTTTGCTTCATATTGGAATCCGCCCGATGCACGTCTTGCATGTGATGTAATTTCTATAATAGCACTACCATTTTCAACTGGCGCTAATCTGTCTGATGGCTGTAAGTGGTCTACATCGAATACAACGTTAAAGCTTCCGCCCGCCGCACCAATATATTCACAGTTACCATTAGGGTTACCTATTGCAATAAACTTACGCTTTGGTTTACCATAAGTTCTCCATCTAACATTTCTGGTGGTGATATCCTTATATCCGCCCGTACCTTGTACCCACTGTAGCCAAGGTGCAGTATTCTCAGACAATGTTTCAGACATTGAAGAGTAAAATCCTTTTGCTAATTCTGTAAGATCTGTATAATCCGTAACGGTTCCGCCTTTGGATGCAAGCAATTGATCATACCTTAAATGGGGTCCAAATAGTTTGTCGTCGTTAGCAAATTCTTGCTCTACGATATATTTACTTGGAAATGGTTTCGTTCTGATACTCATTGTAGTTTTAGTTTTTTAGTTTTAGTTTAATTTATTAGATTTCAAATCTGAAACCTCCTGAAGTTGTTCTTGATACAGTTCCCCCCGAATCTGTTGTTTCGTTTCTTTTTAGTGATGACTTAGATGCTGACTTACTTTGTTGTTTTTTCCATGCATTAAGAAAGTCTTTCTCTGTTTCTTCCGCCACCTTTTCTTTTATAATCTGTTCTTCCTTACCTCTGTACTTATGTATCTTATACTGTAGTAATTGAAACTCTAGGTCGTTGTTAAGCTTGTACATAAATTCCTCGAATGGCGATACTGGTATTGGGCCTTCTGGACCTTGTATAGCTATAGACTTTTGGAATATGTCTGCTTCTATTTCTTTGCTTTGGATAGACGTAATTTTCTCTCCGTAAATATCTCCCATTTTTATGGCCTTGTCTAAAATCTGTTGGTTCCTTTGTTGGATAGCCTGATTTTGTCTAAGGTTTTCTAATGATATTTCTCTTTGTTGGGCTTCGTAGTTCTTTACAGTCTCCCCGAAAAATACCCGCGCTTCTTCAAACTCAGTATCAACTTCGTCGTTAACTTCTATAGCTTCTAGGTTACGCTTAATTTCTTTTTCTGAAAGATTTCTGCTTAGGTACCATTCTTTTATTACTTCAGTCTTCTTACTGGAGTCTACTTCGTCTGAATCTACTGTAGCGTATTTCTTGTACCTATTAACTACGTATAGCTCATCTAATGGGACTCCATTTTGAATTGCTTGTAGCATAATTATATTATCGTCTGTAATCCCCGCCTGTGTAAGGTGGTTTTGTACGTCTGCTAATACTTGTTCTTTTACTCTTGGTTCTAAACTAGTTTTGTAGTTTTCATAGATGTCTCCAAAACTTATGTCCGCCCCAATATCTTCTAACGCCACTACTCCTTCTGAAGCAAGTTGCTTTGCTATGAAATAAGCTGGGTTGTCAATTTCTTCTGTTTCTTCTTCCGCCGCGGGTTGGTCTTCAGCACCTTCTGGTGTATCTTCTGTCCCGCCTTCTGGGTTGTCAAAACTATTTGGCGTATCTTGGTTTTCTGGTTCGTCTGATCCGTTTTCGGGTTCATCTTCAGGCTCGTCTTGAAAATCTCCAAAAAGTGGATTTAATTGTGGCTTCAATTGTTCTGGTTTTGAACTTGGGTCCCACTTATTATAACCGCCAGGTTTGAACTCAACTGTACTTTCTTCTGTTGTCATTTTCTTTCGTGTTGCAAATATACGACGTGTTTGGTCAAAACACGCACTTTTTTTAAAATTTATTTTTCTTAATCGGGGATATCCTGCATTTTTGGACCCCTTTTTGGTTAAATTCGGGCTGAAACAGTCGTCTCATTTTGCTGTTGACGTGCTAATTCCATTTTATCTTCGTGCTCTTTTGCACGCTGTTCAAGCTCTAACATCTTCGCTTCTAGTAAATCTGCTTTACCATTTGCGTCCACATCGTTTGCTAATCTGAATTTATCTACGTCTATGTTTACTCTCTGTAATGCAGAGTCTTGTTTCATTTTTTCAAGCTCGAATTTAACTTGGTTTTCTTCTGCTTTTGCTTGTTGCATCGCCGCCATTTGCTCTTGCATTTGCGCTTGTTGTGCTTGTTGGGCAGCAGCCATTTCTTCTTTTTGACGCTTATCTATTTTCTGTGCAATATCAATAAGATCATTTCTTGACTCGGCTGACGCTAGTGCTATGATATCAATTGGCTGCCATCCGTTCTGTATGAAGGCTTGCATGTACTGTTTAAGCTCTGCTACTTGTCTAGCTACTTTACCACTGTTCTCTAATCTTACATTAAAGTATGCATACCAGAATGGGTATCCAAATTCTAGTTCTGTAAAGCTTGTTGGGCTTAGTATGTTTCTTAGTTCATCTGGATTTTCTTTGTAATAAACCCGCGCCAAATTCATTAATCTGTTGCAGGCTTTCTCTACTATTACCCTATGCGTTTCAAACATAGGCTCCGTCTGATTGTAAGATGATTGTTGCTGTGTTTGTATGTTAACTGCGTTTGCATACTGGCCGCCTTGGCCCGCCCTGTGATGACTAAACCCTGCAACTGCATACAAGTTGGCTATCATCTCCTTTATAAGGAATAACCTGTTTGATATGTCAGTCATCTTATCTAGGTTCATCTCCCGCAAAAAGTTAGGGTCTACATTGTTTGAACCTTTCTGATCGGGGTCTATAATGAACATACTATGGTCCTTAGCCACCTGGAAGAAGGAGCTCCACGTCCAGTTCTGTGGCTTCAACTTCATGTTCATGGTAATTATCTTACCTAAGTTTGTGTCAAGATCTTTTCTAAGTGATGCCATCTCTTGGTCTATGTCCCTATTGAATTGTTTCATTAGGTCTATAATAGACACGTTTTCTGACCTTCCTCTGAATGTCTTGTATTTCCTTCCTATGTAAGGTAGTTCGACTACATACGGATTATCCGCCGAAGGGTATTGGCCTTGTAGCGGTCTAATGTTTAAGTATATAGGATCGTCTGTACCTATCTTTGTACCCTCCCAAATTTCAGGGGCTTCTATTCTTTTTACATCTAAGTCCTCCGCCACTGGAACGTAGTGCTCGTCGAAAAAGAATCTTTTAGGTTTACCATCAACCATACGGTAAACTCTATACATTACTCTAAACTCTTTCCATACGATGTGTGTTTCTCTCACCGCGAAATCGTTTAGGTTAACTCCTTCGCCATACTTATTCATTATGTCTGAATATGCATGGGCTATGTTTATTGTGTTTTCTTTTAACCTGTAATCTTGGTTGCCATATTTATTTTGGAATCCTTCAGGGTCCGCCGAAAGATCAAACATGTATCTCCTAGTTAATGGGGAATTGCCATGTACGTCGTCGTAGTGCTGTGATCCATATTTAGGCTCGTAGTATTTATCTAGCTCTGCTATGTGGGCTGGCTTAAGGACTTGTGCGTATTTCATACGTACATCTGTAATGGTAGTCCACTTTTCTCTCTTAGCCCAATCCATCTTCTGTACCCAAACTTCATCTTTAGGTCCGCCGTAAGTCAAACTGTCGGGTGGCACCATATCAAACTCTAATCCGTGCTCACCTATATTAACGTAGTAATATTCTTCAGACGTCGGAAGCATGTGTGTAAAGCCTTCTATCTCTAGTTGCTTTATTTCAAACTTTTTATCTAAGTGTGTTATTATTTCCTGCGCCTGCCTTGCAATAGGATTCTGATAGTCATTAGACATGTAATCCATAATTTGCTCGGGAGTATTGAACGCAACTTCTTCGCCTATCTGTTGTCGCATTTGCACCTGCATCTCCTGCATTTGCTCTGGACTTATCTGAGACATATCCATGCCCTGCATTTGAATCTGGAGACGTTGTTGTGCTTCTGCTTCCTGCGGGGCTATTATATTTTGGTCTATATACTGCTTGAATAGCTTTCTATACTCTTCAGTCTCTATACTGTCTTTCAGCGGACTTTCATCGTCAACCGACAACTTCCAAGGTCTAGCTATTTCTTCGCCGATTAGTGCGTTCACTACTTGGGCTATCATAGGTATGTGTGGTATCTCGCCTTTCTTTACAGAAACTTGTTCGTTACCTACCATACACCAATCTTCACTGTCGTATAAACTCGTATCTAACCGCCCGTTTGCTAGGTCATAATTAATACCAAATTTATCTAACCTAGTTGTATCTCTGTATGAGCCATTGAAAGTATCATAATAGTCCATTATGGCTATCTGTCTTTCAAAGTTGTTTTTCTCTTTCTCATACCTACTTACTGTAGGTTTTATTTTTCCGTTGTAGCCTGTCTTCACTTCAGTACTGGTTTATTTTTGCCCGTGGTCGTTCGAGCTTTGGGGGGTTATACTTAATTTCATACTTTCTATATAAGTCATCTTCTTCTGTAACAGGTATTTCTACTGCTTCATCTATCCCGCCCAAAAGGTAGGGTAATAACATTAGTGCTGATACAGAGTCAAAGTCTGGCTTATTGTCAAAATCAAAATTAACTAACTCACTTAATAGACGTAAATCTAGTATGTTCTGATAGTTTCTCTTGATAGGTAAACCTTTGTCGTCTACCATAATTACTTCCATAAGCCAATTTGCTAGTCTGTTTATAGACCATATGTTCATTGGCTCATTAACCTTTACCCCAAAATTTAAACCACTTCTTTGATGTGATTGCCAACTACTGCCCTTAATCGTTTTTAAGAGTGCAATTGGTGTTTTCTGCATTAGGAAGTTGTAATTCTTTCTGTTTACATATTCCGAGAAACCTATACTGTTTAACTCTGGGAATACTGTAGCGTTAAAGAATCTCGCCGCCTTTATTGCTTCTTCGTAAGACTTGTCTAGGTCTGGTATACGACCTATATATGATGCTACTATTGTATCCTGTAGTGCCTTTCCTTCGCCGTACCCGCTATACTTAGCTTTGTATACTAGTATTGATTGTAGTGATGTACCGCCGCCAGATTGTGTGTATGGATCATAAAGTATATAGTATAATCCTTCAGGTATAAATTCAGGCGGTTCTTCGTAAAGTACCCACGCTCCTGTTGCATCTTGTATATCCTTGTCCCGCCCCCATTTGGTTATTGGCACAAGCGTCTTTTCTTTATCTAACCTAAACTCTACATCTCCATTTGTCTTGTAACCAAAGCTGCCTATCATAGCCATTGAGTCCCATAAACCTTTAGATATTACTTCTTCTAGGTGGTCCTGCATCTCTTGCACTGGTATTACAGACTTAGTTGTAGGTCTTAGTAATTCCTTAGGGTAGATCGGGTTAAACGATATTTCTTTTGAAAAGGATACTGAGTCATAGGTCGCCCGCATTAACTCTCTATCTTTTACTACGTCGAATAGTGCGTCCTTATAGTTAGTG